AAGAGTGATACAATCTAAGAAGTTGTACAACAGAAAGAGGCTTAAACAGCATGACAAAACTATGTGCTAGAGGCAAAGCGGCCGCAAAAAGAAAATTTAAAGTTTATCCGTCAGCGTATGCTAATGCATATGCGTCTAAAATTTGTGCGGGTAAAATAAAAGACCCATCAGGTACAAAAAGAAAAGATTGGGGACCTAAGAAAGCCTATGCAGGTAAATTTATAAAACACGACTCTGGAGATGTAAATCTTTCTAATCAAGAATTAAAAAATTATTACGGCGACTTATTAAAATGAGTGAACGTGGATCTTGTTGGAAGGGCTACAAGCAAGCAGGTATGAAAAAGAAGGGAAACCGTATGGTTCCCAATTGTGTACCAGCTATGAGTTCAGGTGGACTTAATAAATGGTTTAATGAGAAATGGGTTGATATAGGCTCGAAGAAAGAAGGAGGAGGATACAAAGAATGTGGAAGAAAATCTGCAAGTGGATCAAAAAGAAAGTACCCCAAATGCGTGCCTGCTGCAAAAGCAGCCCGAATGACAGAATCAGAAAAGCGTTCTGCTGTTGCAAGAAAAAGAAGTAAATCTCAAGGTGTAGGCGGTAAACCTACAAATGTGAGCACTTATGCATCTAAGGGAACGTTTACTAAATTATATTATGGTGGTATGATAGACACATAATGGAAGAAGCAACTGATTACAAAGCCTATTTAAAGGCTCTTAAGGAAGCAACGGATTCTGTCAAAGAAGATAAACAGGATAAGGCTGCAAAAGCTGTAGCTAAAAATAGAATAACTAATTTCTCTTGCGGTGGTATGGGTATCGCTGTTAAGGGAGGAAAATTTGAAGGAGTAAAGTAATGAGTAAAGATAAGAAAAAAACAAAAGTAAAACAAATTTTTTTTACCAAAGATGGTAAAGAGTATAAACCAGACCCTAAAAAAATGATGATGAAAGCAGAAAAAAGAATGTCAGGCGGTATGGCACATGGTGGTGGAAAGAAAAACTACAAAGCAACCGGTACTATTAATGCTAAAACAGGAAAATTAGTAGGTGGTCAAAAAAATCTACCTAAACATTTACAAAAAGCAATCTTAGCATAAGGATGAAATGGCTACATCAGGAACTACAAGTTTTAACATTACAATTGATGAGGTTATCGAAGAAGCTTACGAAAGATGTGGCGTAAGAACTAATTCTGGTAACAATATTAAATCAGCAAGAAGAAGTTTAAACTTATTATTTTCTGAATGGGGCAACAGAGGTATAAATCTCTGGAAGGTAAAATCTAAAACAGAAACTTTAGTAAATGGTTCAGTAACATACAATACACCAAGTGATTGTAATGATGTTCTTGAAGCTGTTGTCACTACTACAGGTGGTAATCAACAAACATTAACAAAAGTATCTAGATCAGAATACATTGCGATTCCTAACAAAACACAGACAGGGACACCTTCTCAGTATTACGTTGATAGACAATTAACACCAACAATAAGTTTATATCTGGCTCCTGATACGAGCGCCGTAAGTAATATTTTTTATTACTATCTTGCAAGAATTGAAGATGTTGGTTCATATACTAATACTTCAGATATGCCATTTAGATTCTTTCCATGCATGGTTTCAGGTCTAGCGTTTTATTTAGCACAAAAAATTGCACCAGATAGAATACAAGCATTAAAATTATTATACGAAGATGAATTAAAAAGAGCATTAGAAGAAGACGGACAGAGAACTTCTGTTTACATCACCCCTAATGTCTATTACCCACAAGGATCATAATGGCTTACGCAAAAGGTAAACGTTCTCAATCAATATCAGATAGATCGGGACAAGCTTTTCCATATGTAGAAATGGTAAAAGAATGGAACGGTTCTTGGGTACATATATCTGAATTTGAAGCAAAACATCCACAACTAGATCCAAAGCCTCATATGGCAGATCCTCAAGCATTATGGAATGCGAGACCTCAAAGAGCTGCACCTGTGGTTGTTTATCTTGATCCACAATATTGGCCTGGTCAATTTACGTCTAATGGTATGCAACCATCGATAGATCCATTAGAAGAAAATAAGAAGAGGCAGGTGAACTCTTCGATAGGGAGTGTTACAATTAGCATATCATGACTTTTTCTGAACTAGTAACAAAAATAAGAAATTACACTGAAGTAGATAGTTCAGTATTAACTGATTCTATTGTAGATGATATGATCCGTGATGCAGAGCTTAGAATCTTTAGAGAAGTAGATGCGGATTATGCAAGACAATATGCAACTGCAAACTGCCAAACTAATTCACCATATTTAAAATTACCAAACGCTACATCAAGCTCTGGATTAACTTCGACTAGAAGAGCTATTATTGTAAGGTCTTTTTTAGTATTTGATAGCACTCAAACACCGACTACAAAAGAATATTTAGATAAAAGAGATACGAGTTATATATTTGAATATAATAAAAACGAGTCAAAAGGTGTGCCTAAATACTATGCTAATTGGAATGAAGCAACTTTAATTATGGCACCTGCGCCAAGCACTGATTTTAAAGTTCAACTAAGTTATATCTATACTCCTGATCATTTATCTTCTTCAAATACTACAACATATCTTTCTGAAAATGTTCCAGATCTATTGTTTTATGCAACTATGACACAAGCTTATGAATTCTTAAAAGGACCCATGGATATGTACAAAATCTATTCAGACAAGTATAATGTAGCTATACAAAGCTTTGCGTTAGAACAAATGGGTAGAAGACGTAGGGATGAGTATACGGATGGAGTGCCAAGGATTAAAGTTCCTTCACCTTCACCGAATAATTAAAATTTATAAGGAGAAAATAACATGGCAATAACACAAGCAGTAGCTAACAGTTTCAAAAAAGAAATTTTAGAAGGAATCCATGATTTAGAAAGTGGTGGTGACGTATTTAAACTAGCATTATATAAATCAACAGCAACTTTAAGTGCAGCTACAACTGCATATATAACAGGCGGAGAAGTATCAGCGTCTGGTCAATATGCAGCTAAGGGCGGAACCTTAGCATCGCAACAAACATCTTTAGCAGCAAGCGGAGTCGCGATTGTAGACTTTGCAGATTTATCTTTCACAGGAGTAACACTTACTGCGAGAGGAGCATTAGTCTATAACTCAACTGAAGCTAATAAAGCAGTTTGTGTTTTAGATTTTGGTTCTGATAAAACTGCAACATCTGGAACTTTTACTATACAATTACCAGCATTCACTTCTTCGGCAGCGATATTAAGAAGCGCATAATCGAGGGAGTTATGAATGGCGTCTACTTGGGGGACTAATGTATGGGGAGCAAACTCTTATTCGAGTGACGTAAACCTCGCATCCCCAAGTAGCAATATTATCTCTGTATCAGTAGGTACAGCTGAATCTTTTTCTCTATTAGGTTGGGGCGGACAATTTTGGGGCTCTGAAGAATGGGGAAATCTTTTTGACGAGACTGTTCAAGTAACAGGCGTAACAACATTACAATTAAATATTGGAAACGAATCTGTAACCGGTGAGATTAACGCTGGATGGGGTGGAAGTGCTTGGGGTGAAAATGGTTGGGGTATATTTGGTGATGTCCTTTTAGGATCACAATTAATTCAATCTGCTGTACAAAGTGTAGTCGTTACTGCGGATGCAAATGTTACTGAAACAGGATTTGGTTTAACTTCAGCAGTAGGAAACGAAAGTGTTCAGATTGATGTAGACATTATTGCTTCTAGTCAAAATTTAACAATAACTCAAGGTAATGCAGACCCTGAACCTGATGCAATGGCAACAGGTCAAGCTTTAAGTTTATCTTTAGCTTCAGTAGCAGTCACTGCTCAAATACAAATTGGTTGGGGTGGTTTATCTTGGGGTACAGGTGAATGGGGTGATTTAGCAAACCCAGATGTATTAGTCACGGGAGTATCACTAACACCTTCATTAGGAACTGAAACAATTACTGCTGACGCTAATGTTCCTGTAACAGGAATCGCAGGAACAGTAACCTTACAAGGTGCTGTTGGAGGTACATCTGTTGACCCTGCTATTACAGGCGCAACGATGGCGGTTTCAGCGGGAAGTGCATTTGCTGGAGAACTTGTAACTGTACAAGTAACATCTCCTGTAAGTGATGAATGGGGCACAGAGCCTTGGGGTCAAGGATTATGGGGCGTTGGAGATGGAGTCACAATATTTGTAGGTACAGATCATGTACATATTGGAGATGCTAACGTTATTCCAACAGGTGCTGTAGCAACAGGATCATTAGGAACTTTAGGTCAAGCTTCAATATATTCATTCACAGGAGCTCAAGCATCAGTTTCTCAAGGAAGCGCATTTGGTGGAGAATTAGTAATAGTTCCTGTAACAACTGCATCAGCAACAAATTGGGGTGATGCTCCGTTTGGTGCAGGTCAATGGGGACAAGGTGAAGGAACGGATATTTCTCAAGGAGGTGAGGAAGTAGCAGTGCCTTCGGTAGAGGTTGACGTTACAACAGTTATAGCAACTACAAGTACAGGTCAAGAAACGATAAAAGCAGACGCAAATGTTACTTTGACAACTGCAGGATTATTAACAACTTCTCTAGGTGATGAAGATGCATTTACAAATGTAAAAGTAAA